TACCTGTCCAACTTACCAGATAAAAGTTGAAAGCATTGTTTTTCACAATAAATAAATTTGATTGCAAAGCTGTATCAGTTACAGTATAAGTAGATGCACCAGCAACCGTTGCACCTGTTGGAACTGTTACATAAGTAGTACCATCTAAACTACCTTGTAAAGTAGCTGTACCACCTAAAGTACCTGATGTTTTAGTAAATGTTGCTAAAATAGAAACATTAGGTCTGCCACTTACAACTTGTAAAGTAGCTGTTGCAGTTCCACCATTAGTAACTGGACTACCTGCAACTGTCATTGTTTTTGGAGATGCCATTATAATATTTTGATTAGATTTTTAGATAATAGATTTTTAGCTACATTACCCGAAACTTTAAAAACTTGTCCTACTTTCAAGTGTCTATTTGGATTAATAACCTCTACTTTGTATTCTGAGTTTTCCTCAATTTCGATTTGATTTTGCTCTTGAATTTCTTCAATTACTTCCTCAATTTCGATTTGATTTGTTTCTTCTTTTTTAGGTCTTGCCATATTAATAAATAGGGGCTTTTACACCCCTAATTAAGTTATACTAATTCTAAAGCAGATTTTGCAGTTGCAAATGAATCATAAACAAATGCTTTTACATTTTGTGATTTAATGTAGAAAGCAAGTCTTTTCTCTGCTAAAATAGTAACTAAGTTTTTAGAGAAGTCATCATTTTCATAACCAATTGAAAGATTTGTATTTTCTCTCAATCTGATAGTTCCTTTAGTAGTATCCATAACTAAGAAATAACCTTTTGGCATTCTTGGATTTGATAATACTGGAATCATATCAATTTCAGTTCCTACTGAACCTAATTGATTAGAAGGGAATACATAATTTTCATTAGCATCTTTTGCTAATTTCATTTTCTTAATGTCAGTTGGGTTTAAGCAAATAACATTTGGCATAAATCCAGCAGGTTCACCTGAAATAACCTCAGCAGTTTCAATTTGATTGATAGCTACATTAACAACGTCATACTCATTTGGATTAACAATTGCACTTGCAAAGTCGCCAGCAGAGAAAGCAGTTGCAACTGAAACAATACCATCAAGGTTTTGGCCTGTTCCATCGCCTGAAAGAATTTGAGAATCAGCTTTTAACTCTACTAAAGTAGTCAACTCATTATCAATTTCTCCAGCAAGTGCAGGAATATCATCTAAAGCTTCACGAGAAGTTTTAATAAATGCAGTTACTTTTTTAATTTTAACTGATTTTTCAACTAAATTAAAATCAGCTTGTGATTTTAAAGCACCTTCTGCTGTCATTGAAGCACCACCCTCAGGAGTAGCCATTTCAGAATATGAAACAGTATTACCTGTTGTTCCTGATGTTGGGAATAAAGTAGAGAAAAACGGTCTTGCACGATTAAATCTACTAATTCCAGCTTCAGGCTCATTTAATAAAGTTGCAATACCTCCAGCTGTTGTAGGTGTTACGTTACCTGTTGTAATTGTACCTACAGTTTTAACTGTTAAAGATACGTTTTTAACTGTTTTATCTTGTAAAGCTTTTAAACTTTCAATGTTTTCAGTTAGAGCTTTAACAGTTGGGTTTACAATTTCGTTTGAAACTGATTTACTTGATTCTAATTCAGTAAGTTTAGAACCTTGTGCTTTTAATGCATTTTCTAAACTTTCGTTTTTAGATTTTAAAGCATTTAAAGCTTCTTCATTTTTTGAAGCGATAATGTCGTTAAATTCGCTCATTAATACGCCTTGCTCGTTAGCCTCTTTTGATGCAAAAGAAGTTTCATCAAGTCCTTTGTTTTTTAAGAAATCTTTGAATTTCATAATTTTAGTTAGAGATAGTTAAAGATTGATTTTTTAGGCTCTATTGCCTTAGTTTGTACTTCTTCTTGAATAGTGACTACTTCGGTCGGCTCTTCAAATTGTTCTTTATTTTGAGATTGAGTGATTTCTAAAATCGGCTCTTCTTTATTTTCTAATTCCATTTGCATAACTGGAGTACAGTAGTTGCTACCTTTTACAACCGCTGAGCCTTCAATAACCTTAGCCTCAGTAACCGCCCAAAAATAACCTTTTTCGTCGGCTACTTCTTTATTTGCTACTTGTGGGTAATATCTATCCCAATTTGCTTTTTCACTTGAATAATCAGGCTCATTACTATCAACACACATAAAAATCTTAAGGTATCTCATGCCAACTGAATGCTGAGAAACCCTACCATTTTTATATAAGTTAAACATAAATTCATTAACATCTTTTTTGATTTTAACATCAAATATTAATGCCTCAGTGAATCCTTGATAGTCATATCCTAATTCAGACCATGCAAGTGTTTTGGTGTATGCTTTTAATTCATCAACTAAACTATCTGCAATAATCTTATCAAATTGCATTTCATGCTCTTGTAATAAAATCAGTTGTTTAGTTTCTGAAAGTGATTTTTTCCAAATGTTAGGTATATGGCAATCCAAATGACTATCAATTAAATTAGTAGTGTTAATAACTAATTTAGCCGATAAAACAGTAGTATTAGGATTGTCAATAGTTACTTCGACTTCTGCCTTATTAGCATTGTCTTTATTAGGTAGGTCATTGCTAAGTTGTTTAAAAATAACAACATCAGCGTGTTTTATAGCGTTGGTTTTCTGAGTGATAATTAAATCACGATTTTTCCAAACGTGAGCAATTTCTTCTTCTCTTGTCATTTCTTAATAATTTGTTTAGAGTTGACAAGTTTTTTTTTCTCTAAATTAGACTTATCTAATTCAGCTTTATCAATGATTTTATTTTTCATTTTAAATGATGCTAAGTATTTATCCTAGAAATCAGTTGCAAATGTAATATAATTAAGCAATTAAACAAATAATTGATTAATTATTCTAATATATCAGTTTGTGTTGGTGTAAAATTCAATATTAATAACTTAGCTTCTTCCTCATCATAGCCAAACTCACTTGTTAGTAATTTAATTGCAATATCAAAACTAATTACACCGTCTTTTACTTTCTGATTTAAGTCAAAAATCGCAGTCATAATAGCTTTGTTTTTTTCCATTCGCAATGATTGAGCCTCTTGCAAACAATCAATATTTGAAGTGTCTAAATAGATTTGATAACCTAATTCATTAGTTAACTCTTTATTTTCAGTAATAAGTTTTGTCCAAGGAATAACGCAGTCTGAATATAAAGCCTTATTACTTTCAACTACATTTGAAAATTTCTTATTATCGGGGTCATTAAATTGCCCACTATCAACTTGATAAACATTGCAAATATCTCTCAACTTAATCTTGTAGCCATCCCATAAAGCTAACTCTTTAGTAGTACGCCCCAAATTTAAAACTCTTAATTTAGCCGTTGATGTTGCGATTCCTCCTGTTTTTCTTGCACCACCTATACGCTCATTAATAGCTTGGTCGAATGTTTTATTTTCACTTTCAAGTAATGGAGTATCTGAATCATTTGTAATCATAACATCAGCACCTTTATTTTTTAACGCTGAGGTGTCCGCTAAGTACATTTGTTCTAAACTTTCCAAAGGCATTAAAGCAATTTGTAAAGGACTTAAGCCGAAATTGGTATCTTTTTCACAAGATATGTCAGAAAGTCCGATTATAATTAAATCATCTCTTTTTATAGTTATTCTGTATGTTCCTTTGTCAAGTTGATATTCAAATGTATTATTTTTTTTAATTTCAGTAACATCTAAAGTATTGATAATTTCCAATTCAGTTCCTTCAAATCCTACTATTTTCTTTTTCCAAATAAATAAAGTACCTGTTTTCAAAAGCATTAAAGTAGCTTTCTGAATATCAAAATCAAACTTAGCAGACTTATAAGGTTTACCAGATTTATAAGGTACGAAATTAATATTTGATTGAGTAAATAATATCTTTTGAATTACACCACTAACAATAGGGTTATTATCAGCGGTTAATACTAAAGTCCTTAAGTTTCTTCTGTGAAATGAGTGTGAGCCTGTAATAAGTTGAAAAAAAGGCATCCTATTTATTAATTCTGTACCAGCTACATAACTATCAACTTGGTCACCAAATAAATAAGATTTAATTATAGGAACTAAGCCTTTTTTAGGTAAAATGCTATTTTCTTTCACGATTTTTTAAATTTATTTGTAAATATATAAAAAAAATATTATATCAATAAGATTGCATTGATGTTTCACTAAATGTAGCATACCTACAAGCATCCATTAAGTGATTATAATTGTCAATTGGTGTATTAGTCGGTTTGCCTGTTGATTGGTCTTTCATCCACATATACTTTATTTTCTCGTTATGTAAATTCTTAGAACTTTCAGTATAATATACATTATATTGCTTTAAATTTAATATACCCGCATTTATTGAGCCTTGTCCTTTTTTAGCTTGAAAAGCATTTACACCTAACTTTCTTAATTGATTAATCATGTCGGGGTCATGTTCGCAATAGATAACATTATTTTGTTTAAACCCTTCACTTTCAAATATCAATTTTATTTGTTTTGGGGCTAAACCTGTTTCATAACACATTTCTTTAAAATAAATGTTATTACCTACTTTTACTTTCTTTACGCCTGCTGTTGGGTCGTTAGTATATCCAAAATCTAAACCACCATTAAAAGGAGCATCATTTGGAAACATCGAGTCTGGTATAATTTTCCAATCTGAGAAAATTAAACCTTCTAAGTTACCTGTTAAGCCCCTAGCGTAAACCCTCCAAAGTTCTTTATCTTTTATTCCTTCGATTTTTCTATGGTCTTCTGCACTTAAAAAATTATTATGCCTATGGTCTGAAATAATAAGCTTTACACTTGCTGATAAATCATTGCTTAATTCAGTTGTGCCTATAAACTTATCATGAGCCCAAAATGGAGCTGAAGGGTTATAATCAATAAATATTTGTTTTCTTGCTCTAATTGCTAATTGAAAAAATACTGGAAAATCAATACCATTAGCTTCATTTACAAATAAATAATCACGTTTACCATTCTTTGCACTTTGTTCATCAAGATTTGTAATAAACTCTATTACACTACCATTTTTAAAGTTTATTACATTATCTGTTTTATTCCAAAATAATATAAATTCATTTAATGAAGGCGTGTTTGATACAATCATTCTACAATCTCTTAACGCACCTTTTTTTAAGTTTGGTAATGACTCACCTGTTATTGAAATAATTACACCAGCTTCATAAATAGCTTTAATAAATAATAATTGGCATATACTGTAAGTTTTTGAGCTACTTGTACCTCCTTGATTAATTATAAGCTTTTCTGTAGCTTGATAATTTGCATAAAATACATCTGTACATTGAAAATTAAGCATCTACTTCACTTTCAGAACCTGCAAAATCTGTTTTACTTGAATTAACTTGTACGTTGATAATTGGTATTGTATTGTTTAAATCTTTTCCATTTGTAGTGTGATCTATTTCTTCCTTAATACCTTGCAACCTAGCTACTAAATTAGTATTATAAGCCCCAATTAAAGCCCCATCTATTTGATTTGAATCAATAATATTTAAAGCTTGTGTAGTGAGTGCGAAATAATCGGTATAGCCTTCTTTATTTGAAGCGTAATTTTTTATAGTATCTTCGCTTATTTCAGCAAATACCGCTAAAGATTTTCTACTTAATGGAGTTTTTGTTTCTACTTGCATTGTAGTACCAGCTAAGTCTCCACTTTTAATGGCTTCACTTTTATACCAATATTGATTAGACATAAATTCAAAGTACTCTTTAAGTTTTATACCCCATTCTTCAGGTGTATATTTCTTAAATTTACCATCTGTTAATCTGAATAAGTACATTTGATTTCCTTTTTCAAATTGTGCCATTACTCGTAGTTATGTTTAAAATTATTAAATCTTGGTTGATACGTAAATTCAAAGTCAATTAATTTAACATCGTAATCATATTCATTTGAAAATGATGTTTTTGAAATTACTTGTTTTTGTATAAATACTTCATGATTACGCTCATTGTAATCAGTTATAGTAAGATTATTTGAGTAGTTAGCATCAAAGTTAATAAACTTACCTAGCCACAATGGTGCTGAATCAATGTTAAGAGTATATTCAATTTCATCAGCATCAAATAACCTTACATCTTCACCTGTTTGATAACGTGTAAAATTCTTAGTTTTAGTAGGTTTTAAGCGACCGAAAATAGATTTTGGTAGTCTAATACTGTTATAATAGTTTAGCGTTCCAAAATCTTCTTTTTTAGTATCATCTAATAACGAACCTACATTACCATTCTTGTACCATTCCAGACGTACCGTTTCATTTGCTCTATAATCTGAATATTCATTAAGGCAAAATTCAAAAGAGTAGTAATTATTTATTGTACTATCTATTTGAGTAGCATTACATTTAACTCTATAATTACCAATTCCTAAGTCATTTAATACTAAGAACCAATCTATTAAATAACCGATTGCTTTTTCTTCATAGATTGTATTATAAAATCCATAAACAAAGTTAGTACCGTAAGTATTATCGAAACTTAAAGGGTAAGCATCAGTCCATACACCGTTAACTTTCTTTTGTAGGATTAATTCTGCAAAAGTAAAAGCATTTGAAAAGAACCAAATAACAGAATGTTTATCGTTTTTTAAATCCGATGTTTTACTTTCAATTTCAGCAAGTGCAGGTAGTACATAGCAACAATCCTCAAAATCTTGAGTAATTACAGAAGTATTCGTTTGGTTTGGATTACTTCTTATGATTGTAAAATCTTGGCGTGTTACAGTACCGTTCATGATGTTTCAAAATTAAATAAAATTATCCATAAAACAAAAAGCAACTAAAAAGGATCGCCAACTCCTACTTAATTGCTTATTGTTGATACATTAGTTCTTGCCAACTTTGTATATCATGCTTAAATTTAAATCTACAACAAATATATAGATTCTTTCAAAATATTCATATTATAAATTGAGTTTAATGGATATTCTTGTAAGTAACCTCTACGCCACTCGTTGTACTGTACCAATACTTTATAATTATAATCTATTATTGGTTTAATAGCTATTGCAATGGTGTGTATAGCTATTCCAATTTGTTCAGGTGTGTAATCGTTTTTAGTACCATTTAACACGTATTCAACGTGATCTAAACAAATAGTTTTAGCTTGTTCTAGTTTCATAAATCTAAATACTTTAATCTATTTAAAATGTACAAGTTAGGTCTTATAAATTTATTTGTTTCTAAAAACAATTGATTATCAATTCTAAACTTATCTTTTAAAAACGTAACAACTGCACCACTTCGAGAAATACCAGCTGAACAATGTACAATACAACGCTTATAATTTTGATTTTTATCAATAAAATCAACTATTTTTTGTAGTTCTGTATCGCTAGGTTTGTGATATTTTAAACCATTTTTATCGTGCAAATCTTCTTCAATATCCCACATTTTAACCTGTAAGAAATTATCGTATTCATTGTATAATTTTTCTTGATTATACATGTCTAAAATTGAAATAAACAAAGTATATCCTTTTTGTTCTTCAATTTTTGAATTATTAAAATTACTTTCAAATATTCTTTTTGGTAGTGCTATTGCTTTTTTTATCATTGTTTGAAAGTTTGGTTATAATAATCTTGTGGCTCAAAAGAATAATCAAGTGCTTTATTTATTCCTTTTTGACAAGCATCAATCAAATCATTTTTTTCTTTTTCGAGCAAAGACTTAGCTTTATTTAGTAAAGTTTCTTTGTCTAATTCACCTTTATGCTCTATGTAGTGAATTAATTCTTGTAAGCTAGTTTTCATTTTATTTTCTTTAAATTTTTAATTACTTCATTTTGAATATCACTATTTCTGAAAATATCGTTAATATTTATTATGATATTTTGTTTTTTAGGTCTTGTTAATGGAGTTCTTTCTCGTGGCATATTATATTTCAGTTTCGTCAATATAATTAGTATCATTTCCATAATATGGGGATATATTATTTGCATAATCATTGCCAGTATTTACTCCATTATTAAATGCATCTCTCACAATTAGTTCTAATGGGTTTGTCTTATTAATAATTTTATTAATAACAACAATATGATTATTAATAATTTTTCTTTCTACTTTAGAGTTTCCATTTTCAATCATACATTTATTAAAATCATCAAGCAATGATTCTAATAAATTTAATTCAATCACTACGCAGTCTTTAATTTTCATAAAAAAAGTCGTTTAAATTATCTCTATGAATATCTAATGCTTTGATAATTAGCTTTAATTTATCAACGCTAGGCTCGGATTTACCATTTAAATAACAACTTAATAATGAAGTTGAAATCCCTGTTAATTGGCTTAAACGGTATGCTGACACACCGTTTAAGTTTTCTTTAATAAATTGTGATGTTGTCATTTTAAATATCGTATTGATTAACTAAGTCTATAACCTCATCATATTGCAAGTTCATATATTTTGCTACGTTTTCAACTTCTTGAGTAGTAATTTGATTAAGATTTTCAATTACTTCATTTGTAGCTCCTAAATCTGATAACATTTCAGTAGCTTTAAATAAGTGAATTAAAGCTTTAATTTGTTTTTTATTTACTGCGTTCATATCTACAATTGTTTAACTTGAAACAAAGGTAATATAAAATATTTAACTATGCAAATTTATTTGAATAAATATTTTTATTTAATTTTTATTGTGCAAGTTAGTGGTTGGTATTTCATAATTTAATTTTACGCCTTAACATTAATTGCCATTCAGGTAAATTATAAATTTCTTTTTTAACAATAAATAATTCATCGTTATCAATAATATTTAATTCAATATGTTCAATAGCTTTATAAACATGATAAACAGATTCACAAATAAAAAACAAAACATTTTTATTAACCATTTCAGGCAATGTTTTTTGTTGATGTTCTGTTAAATATCCTTTAGGTAATTTTAATTCAAGTCCAAAGAATAAACTAGATTTATTATAAAATACAGTACAGTCAGGTAATCCATGTTTTGAAGTAAAATGAACCCACCGACCATCTTTAAACATTTTACCGCTGTTTTGCCTCCACCAAAAATAATTAGTTTTTTCTAAAAAATTATTTACATCTTCTTGTAAATCTGATTCTTTAGCATAAACTTTATTTTCGTATAAATCTAATAATTTACCCACTTCTTTTAAGAAAACTTTCTTTTCTTCTGTAATTGTTTCAAATGCTTTTTTTACTTGGTTTACATCTGAATTTAAAATATATTCTTTATCAATTATTCGTGAAAATTGTTGTTTAATTTTAAATTCTTTTCGAGTTTCAGGTAAATTATGACGTTCAATATTACCAAAGAAATCAAGAAAAACACAATAAGGTTTACCGTTTTCTATTGATTCTTCTAAAGTATTTCCAAACAATCTTATACCACGCCCAGCACATTGAATATACTTTTTCCATTGATCTGTAAATGTAGCCATAATTACACATGATACTGATGGTTCATCAAAACCAGCAGTAAGTATCTCAATTGAAATCAAACCATGTATTAAATTATTTTTAAAATCAATAAGTATTTGTTCCCTTTGTTTTTCAGTTGTATCAGCGGTTATAATTTCAGTATTTAATCCATATTTTTTAAATGATTCTTTTAAATCATAACAATGTTTTTTTGAACTTGCAAAAACTATGAATTTTCTATTTTCTCCGTACTTAATATAATTTTCTACAATTGAATTATTTATATCTTCTTTGATTATAATTTCATCGTTTACCTGTTCTGTTTTTGCAGTAAATGGAGCAAACGATTTAAAAGGAACTAGCCAACCTAATTTAATTAAATCTATTGTTTGATAGTCGTCAATCATATAATCAAAACCTTCTAATAAACAATCGTTATTATCTGTGGGTGTAGCAGTTAAGCAAATAAAAATACTACCTTTAAATTTATCAAATATTGTTTGTATTAATCCTGAATCATAAGCATAATGACATTCATCAATTATAACTATTTTAGGTTGCTTAATTTCAGTTAAATTTAATGTTTGAATAGTTGCTACCAAACATTTATAATCATGCTTAAAATTGTTATTTTCTCCCTGTAAATAATCAACATCTAAAGATTTAAACTTATCTTTAGTTTGCTTCGCCAATGCAATACGGTGTGAAGTAAATAAAACACTATTATTTTTAGCATTTGCATTTTTAATAATTTCATGTGATAATATTGTTTTACCAAATCCTGTACAAGCCATTACTAAAATCTTTTTATGTCCTAAAGTAATAGCTTTTTTTATTTTATCGTAAACAATTTGTTGAGGTTCTCTAAGGTTGTACATTATTAACGTATCTTAAATTAGGATTATTTATGTGTTCTTCAGTTAAATCACTACCGAATAATACCCATCTGTTCCCGTTTGTATTACCTTCAATTACTTTAATACCTTTAAATGTACCGTAACAATGTAACCACATAGTAAACCTTTTTTGAGTAAGCCACTTTTTAAAATCTTGATATTCGTTAGTAAATTTATTAAACAAATCTTGCTTAACTAATCTTTGATTTAATGGCATATTGTCGGCATCTTCAATCCACTCATTAAACTCAAAAGAAGTACTTTTAATAAATTTACGTAATTCAAGATTATGAAATTCATGTTTAACAAGTCCATTTCTTAAATATAATTGTAAACAAGTAATCATAAAATTATCAAATTTAAGCCATTCAGAATCACTCCACTCTTCAAATAACATATGACCAAATTCATCTAAAGGAGTATGATGTGAACCAAAATAACTACTTAATTCAACTTCAAATTTTCTTCTATCAAAAGAACCACCAACACCACCAATAGTATAATTTGTTGTAATAACTACTTTAGGACTTTCAGAAACTGGCAATTTAATAGCATCTTTATTTTTCTTTTCTAGAATAATACCCTCAGTAATTAAACTAAATAAGTTTTCAAATTGAAAGTTCTTTTTAACATCGTCGAAAATCAATACTTGACTATCTGCTCCAACTGTTTGATAAGGAAAAGACTTATTAAATTCAAACTGTTTACCATCAATTGTAGCTACTTTCTTAATATGCCCAATTGCATTACAAAACAATCCCTTACCGCTTCCACCGTTTGGATTTTCGCTTATAACCTCATCATTGAAAATTATAGCTTTATTGTTAGCACTTGTTTTATGTGAGTGCATTAAAAAGCCAATAACACTACAAAGAGAAGTAAAATTTTCTTCTTTTTCTCCTGCAATTTTCATTAAGAACTTTTCAAAAACACAGTATTCAAATGATATTTCTTTGTACTCTCTATTGATTATTTGTTTTCTCCACACATACCCATCAAGTTCTAAGTAATCAATTTGTTTTACACCGTTTTTAGTAACTTCTAAAGCACAATTTTTATAATATAGATAAGAAGTGTCGACTGTGTCTTTTTTAAACTCTACGGTTACAGTATCAATTAAACTTAAATAATCATCTTTAAAGTATTTTGGAGTACCCGCCATTAAGTCATACGGCTTTGTACCAAAATCAGCATTTGAGTATAGATAATTTAGAATATCATCTTTTATAAATTCTCCTGTTGTATTATCAATTAAATTTTCTTCAATCTTTACAAATACAAAGTTTGTTGAACCTGTTGGGTATAATTTAGCATATCCTTTTTGCTCTAAAAACTCTTTATATTTTGATTGCTTTAAACTTATTTTTCCATTCTTATCATAATCCCAAAATTCAGATATTGATAATTTAGCTTTTGTTTGTTCAATAGCGTTTTCAATCTCTAATGGATTGTGTTCTGCAAATTCTTGTTTAATTTTTTCTATTGTTGATCCGGCACGAATATGTCTTTCAATTTTCTTTGATGTAATTT